TCGCTGACTCGATGTTTTCTTTCTTTCGCTTTTGGGCAATCTCTTTAGGAGTCATGAACATCTCATCCTGTCCTAGTAGTTTACGCAAAAATCCACCACCGAAGTCCATCATGGCGCGTACGGTATCAACTACCATATCAAGTATTCGCACTATTCCAGGTAAGACGTCACGCAACACCCTAGAGAGGATCGCTGCGAGTGCAGTTTCCATTGTCTCTCCTGCACTTTGCGTTTTTTTTATGTCTGCCGCTGCTTGAGTCATGAGTTCCGGTGTTCCTGCTTGGACACCTGATAGTTCTGCTGCGTATGTCTCAAAACTAGCATTTACTACGTTCTTAAATTGTTGTGCATCCAGTCCAAAGTTCTGGTAAAGAGACCTTACAACTCTCGGGTGTATATCTCCCAAACTCTGATTTGCTCGCTGGTACGCTTCTGCTATCAATTTTACCTTTTCACCAGGATCTGCAGCAAGCAACTCAACTGGATTCAAATATTGTCCTCCGAGCAAGGCATTAAACTTTTGTGCTTGCTTTAGTGCCTCATCCTTTGAGTCCAGCGATTCAGTTAGCGTCATCAAATCAGAAACGTCCACATTAGTTCTTTGTGCTGCCAAGTGAATACCCGCGAAGACGCTTGCAAAACCCTTTGTATACCTACTGTATACGGGCAATGACGTTGCAACCTCTCGAAACATCTTTTCTGGCGATGTCCCTGTTTGCTTGCCTAAGTCATACAACATGCCGAGAGTCTTCTCTTGTTCATCTAGATTCTGTTCTAGATTTAAAGACATGAATGTCCCGATGTCAGAATACGCAGAAACAGAAACACCCAACCTAGAAAGTTGACCAGCAGTATATACTACTCTATCCATATCTGCTTTTGAATACTGCATGAATGCCCTTCTTGCCTGATTGACCTCTGTGAAGAGTTCACCCGCTATCTGTTTAGAATTGGCGCCATAAGCCATGGAGAGTTTATCGCCGACATCGATAATCCTCTTATCGTATCCCTGCAGTCCTGTTTGTTTAAATAGTTTTGCACGTGCATCCTGCAGACCGCCGTATGCATCGAATACTTTACTAATAGCGGTAGCGAATAAGTTTGCAGCAGTCAGTGATTTTTTTAATCCCTTGGCGAATCCCTTCACTGACCCCATGATGTCCGTGGAGTGCTTGCTTATTCCGAATGTCGATTGAAGTATTTGCTCTGCTACTTGAGCACCTTTTTCTACACCAGCAACGTCTGCAGCGTTCTCTTTGTTACTTTTGTGTAATACTTTTAGTTCTTCTTGAAGGTTCTTAATCTCGTCTTCTGTATTTTCATCAGAAATATATAGTAACTTGATCTTTTCTCTTAAGATCCTCTCGGTTCGCTGACCGTACTGGATTAGTTGTTTCTTAGTTTCGGTGGTGCTCTGATAGATCTCACCTCTCTTCTTTGCAAGATCCCTTCTTCTCTCTAGGTCTCCAAGAATTACATTTACGTCGAGGTCCGCAACAGTAGACCTGTTATGTGCCTGTTCGAGTTTTTTAAGTAATCGCTCTACTTGCTTATATTCTTGACTCTCTGGATCTACTGGCCCGCCTTGGTCCTGAAATCCTGTAAGGAGGTTTGCCAGTTCCGTGAATTCATCTAAACTCCAAGCCATCTAGAAAGACCTCCCTACTTGAAAGGCCAGATCAACCCAGTGTCCCTCTCGAAAGATTTAACAGATCTGCCTAGTTTGTATTTGTCTCTTAGAGTTTTCGGATTGTTCAAACCGTATTGTGACAGAGAGGAAATATATCTCTTTTCGCCTGCCAAAGTATTGACAAACGAATCTACTTGTGCCTTTGACCCTCTTACTTTGACAGGGAAAAACTCCCCAGTAAAAAGCGCGTTGAGGATGAGACGAAGTCTAGCGCCCATAGCAATAAGGAAACTTTCGTCCATTCGTGTAAAATCGATTATAATTGGTTCTTGTTCTTTCACTTGATACACTCCAGTAATAAGTAGTTATCTTTTCTTATTCTTGGCATTCATCTTTTTCATTTCTTCGTTTTTGTCTTCGAAGTGTTTACTCAACCTGTGAACGAACCAAGACCTAATTCTAACTGGAAGGTCATACACATCATAATAGTTCCAGTTTCCGTGATGAATCAGATAGAATATCTGCTCATGCACCTGCATCATGTGGGTGTCACCCAGGCCAAAAAAACCCGGCACCCAGAGGGACCTCCATATCGGATGCTTCGCCGCAATACATGCACTCAAAGTTCTCCTTCATTTCTACCTTCGGGACCAGTTTCGCGTAGTTCTTTCTAATAAACAAAGAATCTCTTGCTGGAAGGTCTAGGACCATCGCTCCGACTTCGTCGAGTTGTGTTACGCCGCCGATGGATGTAATAATAGACTTGAGCAAATCAGTCGTTGCAGATTCTGCCAACTTATTCTTTGCCCTCATCTCTGACTGCTTTTGAATTCGCTTTTCGTCACGTGCTGTCAGGAGTCTAACAGTAACCTCTTGTCCAGATGCAGGTAGTTGTGCTACAAACTGACCATTCTGGTTTAACTCGAAAGGAGTACCTTCGGACTCGTCTGCTATAAAGTATTTATTGTAATCTGAGAGATCAAACTCATGATCAACTTCGGCATCGCAAGACGGGCAATTGATCTTAACCTCATATTCTGGTCCATATCCTGTGATTCTGGCAGCAATCATAATTGCTGACTTGTCGCCAATCAGAAGATCGTCAACATTGATGTTTTGATTAACCAAAATACCTTGAATGAATTTATCTAATGCCATACCCTTGTTTAGAAGTGTTTGGGAAGTAAGAACATCCTCATCTCTAGCAGTCATGAAACGAATCTCTACTACTTCTTGATTGTGCAATGGATGCCCTTGGGGGTAAAAACGTCCGCCTGACGGTAGATCAACAAATTCTGTATTTGCTGTGCGGCGGACTGTTTCCTGTGGTTGAGGCGCTGCTTGCGCCTGGGGTTCGCCTACCGACTGAACCCTTGAAGAATTTCTGCTCATATAACCTCTCTTTTAACTAAATTATAAACTAAAAATAAATGTTTTTTTTATTAAACGCCCGGTGCTCGATTACTTCTGTTCGTCACCTGAGTATTTGCAAAACCGCTCGCTCTCTGCAAGTCCTTACTTGGCGAAACCTTAGTTTCAAGGTCTGCCCAGTCATACCTAACAGAAAGTTCTACGTTTACTAACTCGTCTGACTCGTAATCCAAGTCGCCAAAGTTAACAGACTTAATCCAGGGATTGTACAAAGACCAAGTCTCAATTGGAGCGCCGTCTTCATCAATCATGTGAATGAACATGCGGCCGCCAACAGCGTCAACTGCTCTCTTTTTTGAGAACGTAACTACATTGCTTGCCTTTCCGCGACCCTGTGGGTCATTCAAAAAGTTGTGCGGTGCAACATATCCAGAGTTCTCGATCAACTGAAGCATTGTGTGTGATGCATCTGGATCGACTGGGTCAACTAGTGTAATACTGACCTCATCCCACTCCAATCTTCCTGGGTAGTAAAACTTGTAGTTAATAAAACTATGTTCTGATTCAGATATCGTAAAGTTTGGTTTCCCAGTTGTCTTTACAATCCACTGTGGAACGCCATTGAACGATAACAAAAATCTATATTTTCTTTTTGGCTCGATTGCTGCATCTGACCAAAATTTCTGAGTTGTCATATAATAAATCCTCCTAACACTATTAAGTAGTGTCTAGTTTTTTTTAATCTTCGAATGATGCGCCAGTATTTGTGATTACAAAATCAATAGCAATAAACTCGATTGCTCTTGCTGGTTTCAAGAAGATCTTAGCATACATAATGTTTCTGTCAATCAAATCTGGTGTTGTCGTTGTGTCATCTAAAATGACTCTAAAATCCGACAGACCAAATCTAGATTTAACTGAGTCCAAGAATGGTTCAACCTGACCACGGAACCTATCCCATGTTGACTGAACGTTCTGGTCGAAAAGAAGTCTAGCAGCAATTCTAGAAATCTCTTTCTTCACGAAAATCATCAAGCGACGAACGTTAATTCTGTCAAGCGCTGATGGTGTAACCTGTAAAGTCTTCTGTCCGAATACCACGATACCCTCTGCTGGAAACTGTGCGATCGGGTTAATGTTTGCCTCGTAGAGCGTATCTCTCTCTTTCGAAGAAACTCTTTGCGATACAGCAACAACTGGAAGACCTGCTGCACCATCAGACAATCCACCTCTTGTGAATCCTGCTGGAGCAAACCAAAGTTCAGACTCTCTCTCAGTACTACCAAAAGTACCAAGTGCTGCAACTGAAGGTGGTACCCAAACCTGCGAATCACTGATTTGATCAACAACCTTTACCCAAGGATAGAAAGCACAAGCGTAACTTGTATTAAGTCCTCTATTCTCCAAACTAGTAACAGCAGTTGTCACCTTAGAGTTCTGAACGTTTGTCTTAAAATCGGATTTGTTTTCTGTGCTAGGAATGTACCCACCGCTCTCAATGTCAACGATTGCGAGAGCGTCCGCCCTTTCTTCGCAAACTCTGATTGCTTGATTCGTCACTCTAGTATTGGTGATACCAGGCAATGTCAAAACATTCATCTCGATCTCTTCTGGGTCAGACACCGCATCGATTGCTCTCTTGAGAGATGCAATCTCATAACTGGTGGTTTCATCCTTTTCAGACATTTTTGAGTTTCTGAACGCTTCTTTTTCTGTTATGTCAAGACCATCAAACCCACCAAAAACAGGAATTGTGAATTTGCAGAATCCAGACTTTACAAGTTCTGTAATACCCGAGTGTCCTGCAGTATAAGACTTGTCAGCGCGGCGTGCGCCAGGAGCATAGACTGCGGTACCTGCAAGATCCGAAGTAATGTGTCCCTGTGAATCTCCGAGGTGGCGCTTCACTGAACCAGTCTTGTGTACCACGATTAAGTCATCTAGCGTAAATCTGAAAGAAACTTCTGACTTATCTGTCACAGGATTCGAATCTTCGTCTGACACGTAAGTGTTACCTAAACGACGAACAACATCAATGTAAGAAGGATCGAACCTGGTATCGGTCGGTGTCCTGTAAGTCGAGACACCAAAAAAGGAGTCTTTAGCGTTGGACAACCCTTCTGCAGAAGCGGTAAGTCTTAGTGGTAAAGTGGGATAAACCAAGGATGCTGTTGCTTCAACAGGCATTCCAATAACACCCATTTGTCTCACTGCACCGAGCGGTTTGAAGGATGTTGATGCGCCGTCATCCATGTCAAACAGTACGTCAGAGGAACCCGACAAGAGTTCTGGTGCCGTAATCTTGCTGCCAATCGAGTCGGTGACCAAGTGAGTGGTAGCAATCGTACCTGTCTTGTATCTGATCGGACCTTCGAATCCAAACGGTAGCAATTGTGTATCTGTTGATCCTGCATCGACATCCTGATCCATCTTAACTCTAAAAAACTTAGACTGATTGGGGTGATTACCATACAATCTATATCGTGAGTCTGTTTCGTCCCACTCTCTATATTGATCACCGATCTTGGCGGCAATATAATTCTTCGAGTTTGGGTTGAGACTACATCCAGAGAACCTTTCAAGGACAACTGGTCTAGCGTCATTATCTGTGACCTGTCTGATAAGAACAGTAAACGTGCCATATGGACTAATGTCTGTTCCTGTTTTTAAATCAGTGATGGATATCTTCAAATCCTTTGAGTGCGAACCACCATCAGCGATACCAACAAACTTGAACAGTTTCTGCATGTTTGCTACGGTGAATGATCCAGGATCAGTATTTGTGTCTTGCGAAAAGACCCAACCAGTCACGGAGTCTCTTGATGGTTCTCTGTGATCATGAAATGGAACCGCTTCCTTCAAAAGAGGTACAACCATTGCACAAAGGGAAGCGTCTCCAGACAGGGCACCCCGATGGAGAGTGTTTGCAACGCCATCGACTGTTGCAAGTCCGTGATTATCTCTGACAAATCTGTCGTAAGTTTCGCCCAACCAGTACTTCTGCACACCTGCGGTTTGAGTGATGTCGGTGTTGGTAAGTGTCGGATTAGTGTTGAACACCTTTCTAATATACTTGTCTGAGTCTCTGTTGAAATTGAAAGTAACCTTGTTAAAGGTGCTGTTCGTGCCCTTATCATAAAGATTGGCGACGAACTCCATCGAAGCAGCATCAGACGATTTAACTAACGCGAATGATGCGGTAACGAGACGACTATCTGTTGGGCCCTCAATACTAGATGAAATGATTGGTTCAGATGCCGCTGTACTAGTAAGAGATCCCAAAGTGCCCGACAAGACGATTGCACCTTGCTGAAAATACCAAACTGCTGCTAAAGTGCCTGTTATATTTGTTTGTGTTCTTGCTGCGGCCGTGTTGCCTGACCACTTGGTCCTACTGTCAACACCACCTGTAGAGAATAGATATAAACCATAAGCAGAAGACTTGGTATCGGTCTGAGGTTCGGAACCGTCATTACTGGTACCGTCCAAAGTCCATCCCGCTTCGCCGCCGCTAGTAGCCTGTGGGTCCTGTGTGCCCAAAAGTCGAACAACATTGACTGGTCCACTATTTCTTAAGAATGCTTGTGCTGCGTATGCTGCGTAGGTTGGAGCGGTATAGTTACCATCTCTCCAAACATCACCTCCTTGCCCTCCTGGGATTGGGTTGCCGAAAACCTCAACGAATTGTGCCATCGACTCAACGGTCAATGGAATCATGCCAGGACCTTTTTCTAAACGACCTATAATCGTTGGACCTACTGCATTTGGTGCTTTTGGTAGTTGAGA